CCGCCCTAGTCAGAAAGAAGCTATAGCTATAGCCAGCCTCTATCCGACCGCATACACTCTTAATTCAGAGGCCAATTGGCAAAAGGAAATGCCAAATAACCAATGAAGAAAAGAGCGATCTGCACCCGTTTAGAGTATGACATATAGCCTCCTTGTTTAAACCAGTTAGTTTAGATAGGACATAGCTTCATGTACCTCATGCTGACTCGCACTGAGGAGGTGACCATCTTCAAACCAGAATTGAAGTACTCCCCATTTAGGGTAGTACTCAATATCAGGCTGGCTAAGGAAAACCCTAGCCGAGGATATCTGCCTCCTTAGCGCGAAGCTAAGGACATTGACTAGAGGGCTCCCATGAAAAGCCATCACTGGCTTTTCGGGTGTCGACGTATTCAGATACAGTCCGAGCTTGCTCATGACTGTACTTGCTGGCAAAGAAATCCAGCAACGTCGACCATCCCTCCCGTGTCTCTTTACGCGTTCGGGCTCTAGTAGACCAAACACGTACCTCGGTCCGATGTAGGCGTTGATTCCATCTTTTGATAAGATGAGATTCATCGCTTCCAACGAATGAGGTGAGACCCGGTGATCCAGCTCGTAGCTTCCCCACGATCCTGATTCCGCGTCGTAGACGCGCAGGAAGCAGGGATAACATTCTGTCTGATGCATAAAACAGTCCTTTATTAAAGAGATTGTTACTTGTATCAAGGACAGCCTGCCTACTAGCTGGACTGTCGGCGACAAAAGTCTTCGGTTTCACAGGGGTTACATCATAACCCTTAAAACCGTCGACTCCGCAGGATTCCCTAAAGTATCCGTTAACAAAACTTTTCGCTCTGTTAACTTTTAACTGAAGGTAATCCATAACGCGGCAAAGTCGCTCATACCCGTATCTAGGGATAATGATGTCATCCCCATATACGCGTACTGATCCACGTAAATCCCGTATCTTTCGCCAACTTACCTCTCCATCCAGGCAGACGCCTAGAGCGATCGATAAGAAGACGATTGATTGAACAGGAAACGTGACAGCAGTACCTTGCGCGGCAAACTTCTTGAGTCTCAAGAAGTCCGTGACATCAGAGATTTCATCTCTGATGTACCGCGTTCGTGCGGCGTGCAGAGCGTTAAGTAAAGAGGGATTACCTCTAAACACACGTTCCACGGTCCAACACGAAAGACGATCACTTGCATCCGATAAATCAACGGTAGCAAGTTTTCTGTCCAAGGAAGCTCTGAGCACCAAATCGCCTGATTTGCTTTGATCCTTTAGGTCGATAAAATCTAGACCAATACAGGTTTTGATTCTATCTTCCAACCAGGAGAGCAATCCTTGCTGAGCCCACATATGTGAGGTCGGCTCGGAGGCAATAAGCCTAGGCCGCTTAGCGGTCTTCGGCACTGCCATTAGACGAGATGGTGGCTCATGGTTAATCGGCCTCTCAACATCAGCTCCCACGGTTTTACCATGGAAGTGATGCCGAAAGATAACCTCGAGCTTATTCGGCCAGGTCCACTCCTCGGTACGCCGAGTTCGCGGAATCCTTTCCGATACTGCACCAGTACCATGCCTAAACCCGATACCCATTGAAGAACTTTCCAAATTGGTAGAATACCAAAGAGGATCGTAGATTCCAAAGGATTCGGAGAACAAGTCCGCTACTCGTTGGACTTGATCTAGGAGACGGTACAAACCTAGATCTTCCCTTTTCTCTTCAATAGGGAGCTCTTCTTGAAGAGCACCCCCAGTAAAGAGACCAAGGACTTCCCTAGGTTGATAGCTGTAGTCGCCAAGGTGGCGACAGCGACTATCTTCGTAATCGTCGAGTCTTCCGTCCCCGGCCCAATTAAGGGTTGGGGGTCGAAGTCTCCATTCGATGTCATGGTATGCCCTGACTGTCGCCTGACGGCGACTATTGGAGCACTCCACGGCTATTTTCTTCCCAAGGTTGCAGAGCACCCTCAAGAAGAAGACAGCGTTAACATCGACGTCCTGTCTTAGGCAGGCGCACTTATCGAACACGCGCAACCAAAGTCCCGAGAAAAGTCTCGGCACCTTGACCTTGCCAGAAACCGGCCTAGAAACCGGTCCTGACAAACTTAGGCGCCCAACCTCGAGACCATCAATTAAGATGGAATCAAGGTTAGGGAGATCTAGCGTGAAGAACGCTAGACCTCTAGTTCGACAATACAGGGCGAGTCTATCGAAGTCTTTCGACAAACTACTCTGTAACGCCGGGTATGCCAGAGAGATATCCTTACGGATTCCCTCTGCGACATGGAGTAGACATTCCGCTTGGCTTTTCATAACTGTTTCCTTCCGGAAAGAGGTATCCAAGCCGCGGGGTGCAGTCTCAGGTTGGCCAGTCTCTGGCTAACCAACCGTATCCGTACAAGTCCGTATTAGGACTCGTAGTTCAACGTCTTCGTCAGGTTTGCACCAGAACTCCCAGAAAGGAAGTTCAAAAGTGCAGTACCGGTAATGACTGGATCAGCCAGGGTGTCACCCTGGTCATTCTCCAGAACAACATAGACCTTACGGACTGTGTTGGTCAGAGCCGGCGCGATCGGATAGATCGTCTGGATAAGCTCGATGTTGTGTCGATTTACGACACGACCACCGCGCTTTTTATCCTGGTACGATGTGTTCCGAACGTTGAGCCTAAACTCTTGATTCGTTTCCACCTTGACATACTCCGAAGAGTAATTGTCCTGGCGAACTCGAATTAGAGACTTAGGCGTCCCGTTGAAGTCTAGAACTGCAGGATCCGCGAGAGACATATTCTACTCCTTAGTTGCGTTTTGCACGCGCGGGACTGTGATTTATCATCACAAGCCCCGCACAGCTAGTGACGCAACTATGCCCATCTGGTCTTTGTTCAAGAAGACCAAATTGGCGGATGGAAACACCGGAAAGAATGATCGGTCCTTCTCTTCAAGAACGATTCTGCAACCCGAACAGGCTGCGGTTCCGCTCCCTTGAGAAGTACTTCCCGACCATTCTGACCTCGTATGTCTCATGACAGCAGGTTGCGTCATGAGAGAGGCTGGTATAATATTTCTTGATGCCTGAAAGAAGGCACCAACTGTACTACACCAGTCTATCAACCAGCTCCAAGGCAAAGCTTCCCAGTATGTGCTCCACTGAGTGGCGCTCAAACCAAGAACAGCCTTGTAAGCCAGCTGATCATACGTGTCGTCAGTGTGATCCCAAGGTAAGAACTCAACTGCAGGTAACCACCTACAGTGAACCCTTACGATTTGGGTAGTGGTCCTTTTCCAACGACCGGGAAAATACCCGAAGTTGGTTTGGTAAAGCCAATCACCTTAATCGGTGGTTGACCCACTATACACTTGGACAGTGCGCCGAAGGCCCTTCTGGCTATGTAAACGCTTAATCTCCTTAATACGGCCATCAATGACCTTTTTAAGGATAAGAAGCTTTACTAGATCACCAACCAGGGGTTTAATCCCGAATTGGTATTTGAGATCCCATGTTCCTAAGCGTGCAGGCAAACTTTGGCCAGCATTCTTAATGAGCAATGGAATATCACCCAGTTCCAATAGGTTAACCGGAATATCCACACTGGGTCTGCTCGGATTAGTCCTTGCAGCTCCCATCGTGGCCGCGTTAAACCCATCGGGGGCATCGGCAGGATTGACATGTGAGAAGTTCTGCGGATTGCTACACAAGTCGGATAAATAATTTACCCACTCTGTAGTATCCGCTGACCTCCCATTAATGACGCCTCCAGTGACTTGATAATACGATACGTGGAAGGGACCATTGTCCCCACCAGCGCCATCAGTATCATCACACACACTGAACTCGACGACGACTGGATAGTCGCCGCCGATTTGTAGCGGGCCTTGGAAGGTCCAAGTAGCTGTTCCTTTACGGACAGACCTGGACCAACCTCGATTCCGTGCAGTCATATGTCAACCTTTCCATACAGGGTTAAGTCTAAGACTTTTGCCACAATACTACGTGGCATACGTGATAGACATGCGGAGGACTTAACGG